AATCAGGTTCTGATCACGCATTGCACCAACAGCAGCAGAATTGAGCACGATCTTCGTCAGTTGAGGGCTGGCAACGTCACCCATGCGAGACAATGCGGCAATAAAGTCACCAGCAGCCAAAGGCGCTGGCGTGCCCATGCCATATGCCTTAACAGCCTGCAAATCCGCATTGAGGAATGCGTTCTTCAAGACTGCAATCAGAAGCTTGTTGTCCTGGATGTTCCAGAATGATGCGAATTGTCCTGCAATTTGTTCTGCAACCGGAGCGCCGGTGGAAAGTTGACCAAAGTCTGTGTACCCAAACGCTTTGGCTTGGTACATTTGTGGAGCGATAGCACTGTAACTGTCAACATTGCCGACAGTAATGTCGCTAGTGTCGTTCCACGTCTGAGCTTCCCCGCTAAGACTTTGCAGGGTAGGAATAGTTACATAAGTCCCGCCCTTGAGCAATTGCGCTTGAATGATTGGGTCGGTAGTGAGAATGCCACTAGAGAGCAGACGGTTAGTAGCAGTTTGCTGTTCCAAGACATAATCCGCGAATACTTTAGGTTCGACCAAATTCAATTTGGCTGTTGCACCACTAAATTCTGGCATATTTATTTACCTCTTTCATTTTGTTAGTAATTTCTTGTACATCTCTGGATCTTTTCGTTGCAATTCGCTGCGCTCTAGCAAAGTCATATCCTTAAGGCTCTTCGTCTTGCGGTTGGAGGACGGGTCCAATGGTGTACTGCCTTTCAGCAGTTCTTGACGGACGCGCTCTGCTACGGCTTGGTCGTGCGCAATGAGCCACTTAACATTGGTCTCGGTTGATTCTGCCTCAGGCGTTACAACATGCTTCAAATCGTCCTCTGTGACCGACAGCTTGGCATCTTCGAACATTGATCGAGCTTGTTTTCCCATCTCATAGGTGGCAAGCTGTGATTTTAGCTCATCTCGTCTTTTTGAGCCTTTTGAAGCTCATAATCCTTCTTCTGGTCGGCATTCATCTTGGCCAGCTTCGCAGCCTCGTCAACAGCAGCTTGCTTCTCCTTCTCGGCACGAGCAAGACGCTTCTTGACGATTTCATTGACCTGTTCATCGGTGTAGACGTGCTTACCATCAGGATCAGGGTCAGCCGGTTCTCCTTGCTTCTTACCTTCAGGAGGATCTACCGGATCACCATCTTTTGGCTTAGGCGGATCGACTGGATCTTTCGGATCGCCTTGAGGATTATCTTCAGCGAAAAATTGCAAATTCATAGGCATTAAAATCTTGGGAATCATGTTAAGAACTCCTTCCACAGCTTTTTAGACGGATCAGGCTTGCGTCTTAATTTACCGGAGCTTTTATAGTCGATCACGCTTGGACTTGATGGCATAAAAATAGCCGCTAGCTGCGGCTTAGAAATTATTCAGCTTCATCACTCGGTGCATAAGCCGCAATGGAGCATCGGCAATTTGGGTGGACGGGAATATCCGGCACATCATCAACCCTGTATATGCCTTCACCAGTTCTGCCACCTTCTGAAATCTCCTTGCACACATCACACGCGCTTGGCTCAGCCACCCATTTGCAGTACTGATAGTCAAATTTGTGGAAACTATCTAATTGCGCCTGTGTCTGAATTCGAGCTGACTCAGTACGTACAATTCGTTCTGTCACATAGCGGTGATTGTTCACCGTTTCTGCCACTTGACCGCGTAACTTGCGAGCAATCTTTAGTGGACTCTGTCCTTGAATGGTGGCGGATGTCAGCAGTTCATCCAGTTCAGCCTTTAGAATGTCTTGGTTGATCCAGATGCGCTGTGAGAAGGTGTAATCGCCCTCTCGTTTGGAGAGTAACTTGGCTAAATCAGTGTAGCCGCCCTTAGATACCGTCTCTCCAAGTATTCCGGCTTGCCGTTTGATCTCGGATTGATAATCATCACTCAATTTTGAGATTAAATCGACGTTCACTTTCATGTGTGCATCAAGCATTTCTTGACCAATCTCACTCTTGAGCATTTCTAAGCGATTAATGCGCATAGTAGCGTTGTATAGCTTGAGACGATCATTGACATCCTTGCTGAAGTCGGAATATTTGAGCGGTTCGCCGTTGTACATCTTTCTGGCATCATCGACGATCCGCTTGGCTTCTGCTTGATATGCTTTAATATCGGTGGCCATCACTGCTTGACGCGCACCGGCCATACTGTCGTTGCTGTATGCGGCATACTTGGCAAACTCTGAATCAATATCCTTTTGAATGTTGCTTAAAGCTTTGTCAAAATATTCCTGAATTCGGGCATTGAACGCCTCGTCATTCTTAAGGTTCTCGGCAATCCATTTACGTTCAGCGGCAGTTCGCTTATTCCAGTAGGCAGAATTACTCGCTATCTGTTGTTGAGTCGTTGTTGTCATCATTGCCACCACCATTCAGCAATTTCTGGAAGTCCGGGCTTGACGGACTGTTAGCAGCAGCATCTTTTGCTTTCTTGGCAGTCTCATCAGCAATGCGTTTCATTTCAGCCTTAGGATCATCGACAAATGATAAGGTGCTAAGCATAGTCTGATCTGATACAAGGCCTTTGAGTTTAGAAGCCGCGTCTGCTTCGTCGGTAATGTTCTCCGGAAGATTTCGCGAGAATGCGAAGTTAAGCTTTTGCCATTCATCGGCTTTACTTTCTGGCAGAATTGTTCCAACACTGAACGCGATCTTGTAAAGGGACCGGAGTGACTGTGTGAACTTACGATCTTGATTGGCCGCTAGATTGCGCATTGGTAGCAATTTGTATTGCAATGCAACGCCAGAACTATTGCCGCTGAATGCTTCATCGTTCAAGTTGGCCACCATGCTTATCTGATAGATCATGCTGATGAGGCGGTCAATAAGGTGCTCTTGAATGGCATCACCATCAGGCTTGGTCAGAAACTCGGCCACACCGTTAGTAGAGTCAGCATCTGGCGAATAGATGATTTGGTTGCCGTTAAGATCAAGCTTTGGATTTCCGTCATCATCCTCTGGCAGGCTCATGCCCCTGATAACCAAGTACGCGTTGTCAAAGTATTCATTCTGGTTTGCCTTTTGGCTTAGCACCTTGTCCAGTGCATCAATTAGCGTCTCAACGTTCTCAAAGATGCCTTGACGCTCGGTGTTCATGAAGAACTCAACTGCTGGAATCTCGCTAAATGGATTAAATCCGGCCGTTCCTTCAAAGCGAACCATATCAAGGCTGTATATACCGTCTTTCAGATACACCTTGCCAGTTAGATTGTTGTCTTCATCATGCCAATACATGACAAATGCAATGGCTTTGTGTGCTACCGTGTCATCATAGACAATGAATGAATTGATGGGCGAACTGTATGCAATGCACGTATTGCTGTCTTCGTCTTGGTCAAAAAAGCAAGTGCCCGTCCGTAAATGGCTGCTTGCTTGCTGATTTCGCTTAATTTGTCCTGAACGCTGTTTGTGTCGTTCCACTCTTGCAGCGCGGTATTATCCTGTGTGTTGTCGAGCGTGATCTTCGGTGGAATGCCAATGTAAAACCCATTGTAGGTATCCACGATATAGTGAGCCAAGTTGCCGACAAGCCGATTGTCCGGCCCGTGGTCTTTGGCATCTTCATGAAGAATCTTGTGCTTGCCAAGATACATCTTTTTAGCAGGTAGATATTTTCTGCGAGCTAGTTCATCATTTGCGCTAATGAAATTGGTGATATCGTCCCCAGTAATAGCTGTGTCTACTGGAAAAATAAATACGTCACCGTCTGTGATTGATCCTTTACCTTGAACTGTTAATATGATGGCCACCTCCTTAGAAGTATTTGCTTGTGTTCTTGAATGCTCGTGCCTTGTTGGCCTGGCTAAGTTTCAACTGTCCGGCGTTGTCCATTACCATATATTTGAAAGCATCGACCGTGTGATCGTGCTCTTTAATTACGTGTGGATCGTCAGAATGTGCGGTCTTCTCATCCCACTGGTATTGCTGATGTTCTGAGATGAATATCTTGTTGTCGTCATTGTCCAAGTAGAACACACGTCCTTGAGCAAGTAAGTTAGACACAAAGTCAATCATGTCAGCTTCCTTGCCCTTGACAATGCCATGCCAGCGAATGCCGAACTCTTTAACAAACTCGTTTCTCAGCGCACCTTCAGCAGAATCAATCGTGTATTTAAGCACGGGATGATTGTATTTTGACCTTACCTTATCAATAAACGACTTTATCTCTGGCACAAGGTCACTTGGTGCCTTCTTCACGCTCTGATTAGCTGGAGAATAGTAATAGGTGTCTAGTACGATCAGGTTGTTCTTGGCCGTAACAGCGGCCGCCACGCACGTGGTTGCGCTATTAATATGACCAGCGTCGATTGAGAACACGAGACGCCTAATTGGATCGTTGCTTGGCACCTCATCCAGTCTATGAAACAAATCCATGTTGTAGACGTTGGTTCCTAATCCAATCACATCGCCAAGATAAAGCCAACGGTAGTAGTCATAGTCGTTGGCTTTATACTTGTCGATCAGTTTCAGCTGCTGTTCGTCAGTGAATCCAAGATCATCATCGAGATAAGTTGAAGTGTCAATGAAGAAGTCCGGGTCTCCTCTCACGCTGTCGATCCACTCATTGATCCAGTCATATGGATTCTTCGGTGGGTTATACGTGTAGAAGACCTGAACTTGATCAACCCACGGTGACTTTTGTCGAATGAAGGTTGGATTAGTTTGGTCAAACACTTCAGCAGATTTGAAGTTGGCTGCTTCTTCATACCACACAGCAATCACGTTACGAACGGTGTTAGACTTCAGCTTTTCAGGCTTGTCACCGCCGTAGAAGTAGAATGTGCTACCAGTTCCACGATGCGTTATGCGCATAGGCGATACGTTGAACACAAACTCGTCTGTCATTTTGAGCATGTCAATGGCCCAACTGATCTGGCTGTAAACCGAATCACGCAAGTTAATCGTGTTCTCTCGAATGATGATGACGTTGGCTTTATGTCCTTGCTGTGCTTGCCTTTTAAGCATCATGAGTAGCTTCAGACTAACTGTCGATGATTTAAATGAGCCACGACCGCCGTTCAGTATCAGATATGGTGCCTTTGACCGCCAAAACGGATAAAAATGTGGTTGCACCATCTTACTTAACTTAATCATCTTCTGGGACGTCATCGACAATCACCGTCCTATCTTGCGAATCCGTATCAGTAAGCAACTTGGCCTTGGCTTCCATGATGTCAGCCTCAGCTTTGGACTTGCGAACATCAGCCTTAGCTTTCTCAATATCAGTAATAATCTTCGTTAGCTGAGCATT